GTCAGCGTTGAGTCTATCAGATGATCCCCAATAGTCTTTCCAGTCTGACTCTTTGTGTCCACGTCTTTTATTTTTTTTGCCTTTGAGTGGTGGTTTAGTAGTTTTGAATTTGGCTAATTTTTTGCCTATGTACTTTTGCCCGTTTGTAAGATTGGTGATAAGATAAACAAATCCTTCATACTCGTCTGGTATTGTGTCAATTGTTTTTCCTTCATAAGTCCACTGCATGAACTTACTTACCGATGCCTATCTTAATTGCTGTCTATTTTGGTTTGATGCTTTTCGTGTATTTCTTCCATGCGAGCCTTGGCAAGTTCTCTAATTTTTCTTAACCAGCGCCTTGCTTCTCTGTGTGTTCGCACAGAATTTCGAGCCTCAAATTTCTCGTTTGCCTTAAAATAAGCCATGTATGCCTTTGTTAACTGATCATGTGTATCGTCGTCTATCATTACTCTACAATGTCTATGTCATTCGCGTATGACGTAAAGCCATTCTCCTTTACTACTTTCATAACGTGATTAACTCTGCCTACTAGTTCGTCTTTGTGCGAGATCAAGTAAACATTTTTATCACGTTCTCTGCCCATTTTCTTGAGCACACCTAGTGCATTTTCTACACCTGCACTGTCCATACCGCTATCAATAAGCTCATCAATAAACAGTAAGTTGATATTTTGATATAGACTTTCCCAAACATCTCTAAATGCAAAGCTCATACCAAGTATAAGTCTATTACGCTCACCACGTGATAGATTATCAAAATCTAAATCTTGACCTAGTTGTGTAATTTCTACATTTAGATCATTCTGGAATACAACTTGATGTGGCAATCCTAGTTTGTCAAGGTAATATGTGAGTCTGTTATTCAAGTATGCAAGATTTTGATCGATAATTTTCTTGCGAATAAAACTATCTTTGTTTGTTAGTAATTTTAACAAGAACTCTTGGTGATCCTTAAAACTTGTAAGGTTATTTACAGGCATCCAGTCAATATCCTGGAGTGCAGTATCAGTTAGATCGTTAATTTGTTCTTGATAAGGATCTGTCTCTTTTTCTTTTGTCTCTAGTGCTTGCTTCAAACTGTCAACATTTTGTCTATGCTCGTATGCTTCTTTTGCGGTTTCATAAAAAGTGTTGGGACGTCCGTTGATATTACCAATTTCTTCTAGCCCGTCGACAACATTTTTTAATTTACCACTTACTTCTGTTTGATAGGCCAATGCATCGTTTAATTCTTTAGACTTTCGTGACAAGATTTCTTCTTTTTTGTCGTTATGAAGTGCTTGTCCACAGGTGTAACAAGTTGCATCGTCTAAATTTGCGATGTCTTTTTCTGCCTTTTCAACACTCTTGTCGGCACGTAGTAGTGCAGAGTCTAGTGTGCTTTTTTCTTTATTAAGAGCCACAATTGCTGCATTTAATTCATTCCAATTTTGCAGTTTTTCGTGTGCTTCTAGTTCTACATCAATGTCTAGTTCTTCTAGTTGTGCGATAGCACTTTGTAGTTTTTCACAATCTTGTTTTTGTTTTGATTGCCAAGCACGTTGTCTACCTTCAAGGGTGTTAATGCTTTCTTTAATTTTTTCGTTTGCAGTTTGTATAGCATTAATTTTTGCAGTTTCTTCTGTAATTGCTTCTTTGGTTACACGGACTTGTTCTTTAAGTGCTTCTGCCTTTTCAGACAGAATTGTAATACCAAGTAACTGTTCAATGATAGCTCGTTGGTCGTTTACTCTCATTGAGAGAAAAGGCTCTGTGTAGGTATTCAGTGCTACAATATGTTTAAACATATCGTGACTCATATCTAGTAGATCATTAATATATTCTTGTGTCTTACGTGAATCGCCTTGTGATTCGTCGATCATTTCTTGTTCTTGATCATTAATGTAAAACTTAAGAATATTTGGAGACCTACCTCGCTCGATACGATAGTCCTGTCCATCCTTTTCAAAGTGTAGGGTGACCAACATCCCCTTACCGTTAGTTTTATTGATAAGGTTATTACGCTTGATGTTGGTCAGTGCTTGGCCGTACATAGCGTATGACAATGCATTAATAATTGTCGTTTTGCCTGTACCGTTGCGTGATCCTGAATCGTCACCTCCTTGGTCTAAATTTTCACCAAGCACTAGAGTCAATTGTTCTCTATTAAAATCTACAGCCTGGGTTTGGTTGCCCACGCTCATAAAGTTTTTTACTGTAAGATCTTTAATGCGTATCATAGTTCGTTATAAATGTCCAATAGTGTTTTTTTATCGTAACTGTCTGTGTCGAGTGCTGAAATTTCACCTGCAACAATTTGATCTACACTTTCAAAGTGTTGAATATCTAATTGTGTTGTGATTTCTTCCATCTGTTTTTGTGGTATAAGACTAATTTCTCTACAATTATATTGTTTTATAAAGGTTTCTTTGATAAACTGCGCTTCTTCATAACTAATAGGTTTGTCTATAGTAACACGCAGATACATCTTCGGCTTTATAATATCCTCTATGTTGTCTAGAAGATTGCTTAAAGTTACTGTTCTGTATTTTGGACAGTTCCACCAGTTGATATATTCAGGCTCTTTGTTGTTTTCGCGATCGAGGATCATCATCCCGCGCTGATCATCACCAGCATCTGCATAGTTGTGCGGAAATGCATTGCCGATATAGTGAATCTTGCCTTGCACTTGTCGCTTGTGAAAGTGTCCACTGAGATCGCCGTGGTCAGGCATTTGTACCATAGCATTCATGTAAAAGCTCGGAAGTTCAAAGTGACCAAACATATATTTGGCTTTAATCTTTTCAATCTTTTTCCACTCATCCCCTACTAACCACGGAACAAGGCACACATCGTCTTCTTCATAGATGTCATCTACAAATGTAATACCTGGAATGTATCTAGCAAATGCTGTTGAGTTTACATCACGTTTGTCTTTGTAGTATAAATCGTGATTGCCGTCAAAAAAGTAAAATTTTTCAAATCCTGCACCTAGCTTTTCCATACTACGGATAGTAGCATCCATAGTCGTAAGGTTAAGACTGTTACGATTATGGTGCCAATCACCGCAGAAAATACCCGTTTCGCAACCGTTTGCCTGTGCTTGTTCTATAAACCAATCTACAAATTCTTCACAATCATCGTTGTGTACTTTACTGTTGCCTTTAAGTCCAAAATGGATGTCTGTAAACACCGCTGCTTTTTTAAACAATTTTAAATTCCTCTACTATGCTGTTCTATAATAACAGTTTTTTTGACACCTGTCAACTATTTTTTTCACTAGATTCGTTTTCGCGTTTTTGTGCAGCTTCCCATTCGCCTGCATGCAATCTTGTATAACTTGGATTTAATCCGTTTTGCTCAAGTATGTCATCACGTATGTTTTGATTTCGTTTTTCGATGTTAATGACACGGACGAAACTGTTAGTAACAGCAGCAGTGTAATAAGCAAAAGGATTTTGAGATTTTGATTCATCGAATTGTAGTCCTATTTGTGCCAGTTGTAGGATTGCCTGTCCTCGCATTTCGTCATTGTATGTGTAACCACGGACGTTACCACGAGTAGCATAACGATCACAAAGCTTCATCCACATAAGAGCAAGTTTGTCAGTTGCTTTTCCGTGATCTTTTGAAAAATGTCCATTTTCCATGCCTCCTTGCCAGTGACTTTTACCAACACAAATTAATTCATCGTCGTCGTTAAATTTATAATGTTGGAAAGGAGGAAAGTTTAGTTTAGTTTTAGTATCTGCTACAGTTTTAGGATTCTTTTTTCTTCCTGGTTCTTCAGGAATATGATCGAATGTCATAATTCTAAAAATAAGATCTGTTTTTTCCATTTTTCTGTAGTCTATTTCGCATTCTGCTAATTTTATTTTTTCACCTGCAGATTTTCTGCGTTCAAAATCCTCATGCTGTAATCTTTTTGCTTTGTTTCTTTTTGCTTCTGCAATTGTCCTAATGTTAATTTTATCAATACTAGGCAATATTATATCAAATTGATTATAGTCTTTTTCAATATAGCTGCAAAACGTATTTTTAGATCTGTGTATTTCCTTCAATATGTCTTTATTGTTCAGGTAGTTTGTTTTCCTCATAATCACTCCAAAGTTTTTACTATTATAATATACGCACATTATTTTGTCAACTAAATAATGTATAAGGAGACTAATCTAATGGCAGGATATGATGACGCTATATTAAGACAAGCAAGAGCTCAACAAGCTTCTACTAGGTCACAACAACGAAATACAGTATCACCGCAACAATCAGTACAAAACTTTCTTGGTTCTGCTGCACAGTGGGGCGAAAGAATCGGCGATGCAGTAACAGATGTAGGAAAGCAAGTTGTAGGTGAAATTGCCAATGCAACAGGATTTGGACGCCTTTTACGTGCTGCTAATTTGCCATTGTTTGGCATGCCAGGCGGAGCAAATTTTGCTGAAGGTGCTTGGGCAAGTCAAGATCCGGGCGATTGGCGTGTTAGATTAAGTATTCCTCCAAATTTTAATTTACCAGGTCCTTTAGGAACAAAACTAGCAGCTACTAACGGAATGATATTTCCTTATACACCACAGATTATTTTGTCTCATTCTGCCCAATATGGACAATTAAGACCTACACATAGTAATTATCCTTTTCCAGTTTACCAGAGTAGTGCTGTTGATAATATTACTATAACAGGAGATTTTTTAATTGAGAACACAGACGAAGCACAATACTGGATAGCAGCAATTCATTATTTAAGAGCTGTAACAAAGATGGCATACGGAGAAACTAGTAATCAGGGCTCACCACCGCCCGTTGTTCGTTTGAATGGCTACGGAGATTTTGTGCTTAAAAATGTTCCAGTAGTAGTTACGCAATTTAACGTAGACATGCCAACTGATGTTGATTACTTGGACTTGGGTTCCTGTTAGAAGTCAGATTGCAATTCAGTGTATGCCTACCTACAGTAGAAGAGCAGTTCAATCATTTAGTCTTGACAGATTCATAGCAGGCGGATACGCAAATAGTAACGGAGTAGGATTTATTTAATGGCCGTTTACAATTCAAACAGTCCTTGGAATAAAACACGCACTGTAAATTCACAGTATCTAGATGTTTTAGCAATTAGACCAGTGCCTGCAGAATCAGATGATGTTCTGTATACTATCGAAGTTCAATACACTCATAGACCAGATCTTCTTGCCTATGACTTATACGGTGATAAAAATTTATGGTGGGTATTTGCTCAAAGAAATATGGATATTATCAAAGATCCTGTATATGATATAGAAGCAGGCACACAAATATATCTACCAAAAGGTGAACAGTTACAAAGGGTTTTAGGATTATAAATGGTTTTCGCTCCACAAAATTGGAAAGACAGATTAAGCGCAGCTGGTAGATCTATAGAAGAACGGGCACAAGGTGTTGCTCAAGGTCTTGCACAGCAAGCAGGTAATGTAGCAAATATCAGCGTAGATGGTGTAGCCAATGCAATTGAAGGAGCAGCTTCTGAACTTACAGGTGCAACTGTAGATTTGGGCAGTAGTTTAAACGGATTTACAGGAAAAAGCATCGGAGATACCGTTTCCGGATTAGCCAACGGTGTTGCCAACGGAATAAAAAACGAATTAAGTAGCCAAATACAGAGCACACTTGGAGGTTTTTTAGGAGGCTTGTTCACTGGTGGACAACAAGGAAATTCATTAGACCAATTTGCTAGTTACAATTACGAATTTACACTAGGCTGTTTGAATGCGTTTGAAGTAAATTTTCCTGATTTTACCTATAGAAATCGAGAACCTTTTGTTACAATATTAAGGAGCAGCGGAGGTCAAACTCGTGGTAGTAGAATAATATATGAAACTGGAGGTAAAACAGAATATTTTATCGACGATATAGAAATCGAATCAACAATCACACCCAATGGTGCAACTAGATTAACTAATGCAACTGGATTCAGTATGTCTATTACAGAGCCGTACAGCATGGGCAACTTTCTACAAGCTTTACAAGTAGCTGCACTGTCTTCAGGTCATAAAAATTATATAGAAGCTCCGTATTGTCTTATTGTCCAATTTAAAGGATGGGACGATTTTGGACGTCCTATTAACATACCTAATACACGCAGAGTGTGGCCTATAAAATTTAATCAAATTACTTTTGAAGTTACTGAAGGGGGTAGTGTATATAAGTGTAGAGGGACTCCGTATAATGAAATAGGATTTACGGATCAAACACAAGGAACACACACAGATACACAATTCCAGGGCAGAAGTGTTGCAGAGATGCTTCAGTCTGGTGCCGAAAGTTTGACTACTATTTTAAACAATAGAGAACTAGAAAAAGTAGAAGCAGGTCAAAAGCAAATAGGCAATCAATATGTCATTATGTTTCCTGTAGATGATAGTAGTGCCAGTGAAGCCCTCCTAACCAGTCCAGAAAATAATGATGGAGCAACCACTGCAAGTTCAAATGCTGCCGGTAGCGAAGGCATGAGAGAACTTACTGATGAACAAAAGCAGAAGTTATACGAAAGTGTAACTGGAATACAAAATGGAGAAGTGCCTGCTGACTTTGATGCAGAGCTACAAAAAATATTAGGAGTTGTTGTAAGACGTTCTGAATATGGCGAGCAGATTAGAGATTATGCAGAAAAAGAAGAAAACATAAATGAAATAGGTCGCTCTCTTATGTGCAGAACTAATCTAGATGGCGGCACACAACCTATGGCAACTCCTAATTTAAGTGAAGATGAAGATCAACCAGGCAAAGTAAATCGCTGTCAAGTCAACAGAAGTCCCGATTTACGAGCTATGGCAGCAAGTCCCGGCAAAAAAGTACAAGATTTGATCGAACAAACAGTTTTAGCAAGTGAGTATGCAAGAAACGTTACTACAGCAGAGCCAGACGAAAACGGAATGGTGCCGTGGTTTAGGATTGAAGTGCAAACATATATTGTACCAGGAAGTGAACAAACTGACAAGTCAGGCGAACCTGCTAGAATTTTTGTATATCGTGTTGTGCCCTATAAAGTCCATAGGAGTAATTTCCAATCACCTACGCAAGCAAGTCCCGGCGTACAAAATTTGATGAAACAAGCATCAAAAGAATACAATTACATCTACACAGGCAAAAACAAAGATATTATTGATTTTGATATTAGGTATGATCTTGCATTTTTTACTAGTATTGCAGGCGATGTGGGTCAATTAACAAGCAATAATAAACAAGGTGCTACCGGCGAAATGGCAGCAGGTAACAATAGAAACACTCCTGTAGTAGCAGACGGTAATACAGAATCACTTGCAAATGGTAGGACCAAAGAAGAAGTTCCAAAAAATAATAGATTAGATCTAGGCGGTATAAATCTTTTACCCGAAAATATTGTTGCTATGAATTTTAATGAAGCCCTAATAAACAGCAGTGTGGATTTGATCAATGTTGACCTTACAATTCACGGTGATCCGTATTTTATTGCAGATAGCGGTATGGGAAATTACAATTCACCCGGATTAGGCGGTTTGATAAATTTCTTGTCCGACGGCAGTATGAATTATCAACAAAGCGAAGTGCATATTTTAATAAATTTTAGGACACCTTTAGATTATGGCCCTGACGGATACATGGAGTTTCCTGGTTTAGGATCCGTACCTGTGAAACAATTTAGCGGATTATACAAAGTCTTGTTTTGTAGAAATAGTTTCAAAGGTGGAGAATTTACACAAACACTAAATTTAATTAGAATTAGAAATCAAGATATAAATCCAGCAACTGCTGCTACACAGCAAGGACTTGCTGTTGGATTGGGTACTGGAGAAAACCAAATAGCAGAAGTGCCGAACGTAGAAAAAACAGGCGGCGGAGAGAGTCAAGGAGGAACAGGCGGACAATCAACAGCACAGTCTGCACCTACATCCACTGCTCCTTCTACTACTAGTGCTCCGTTAAGTCCTGCGCAAGTTGCATTAAGAAGACAAGCAGCAGATTATGAAATAGATAGAAATCCATTACAAAATAGTAATGTACCAGAGCCGTGTTTACTTGGCTTTTTAAGTGGAGATTAATAAATGACAACACCTAATCAAGAACAAAGAACCAAAGACGGCGCCGGGGAAAAACTTGGAGGTCCTGGTCCCTATCTTGCTAAAGTAAAAAATCACCTTGACGGTGAATATATGGGTCGACTAAAGGTTGAACTCCTAAAACACAATACAGAAGGCAATAGCACAGAAACCACCGGACAAACAGTAACCGTTGACTATTTAAGTCCGTTTTATGGCATAACTCCATACAAAGGAGTCAGTGAAAACGAAGGCGGACAGTATACTCAAAGCAGTTACGGGTTTTGGGCAGTACCTCCTGATATAGACACAACTGTTCTAGTAATATTTGCAGAAGGTAATAGAGGTCAAGGTTTTTGGATTGGCTGTGTACAAGATCAATACATGAATTTCCAAACACCTGGCCGCGCAAGCACAAGATACAACGAAGAAGCTCCCGGAGAACGCAGACCAGTAAAAGAATACAACAAACGCACAGAAGATGGTGCAGGTAATAATCCAACGCAATTTATTAAACCGTGCGATCAAGATGCATGTGACATGCTTAACAGATCAGGACTAATGGGTGACAGTATTAGGGGGCATACCAGTTCGAGTGCTAGACGAGAAGTGCCTAGTATGGTTTTTGGCTGGAGTACCCCTGGGCCAGCAGATTGGAGAGATGGGTCGCCTAGAGTAGCATATGGTGAGAATTTTGGACAGACTCAAGTACCATTTAATCGATTAGGTGGAAGTACATTTGTAATGGATGACGGTGACCCTAGTAGGTATAGAACAAGTCCTCCGGGACAAGGTCCTAGTGCATATGCTAGTTTAGCAAATGGGGGCTTACCTGAATATCCAGAAAATGAATTAGTAAGATTGCGCACAAGGACTGGCCATCAAGTATTGCTGCATAATTCAGAAGATTTAATTTATATACAACATGCAAACGGATCATATATTGAATTTACTTCTAACGGTAAAATAGATATCTACGCAAAGGATAGTGTTAGTGTTCATTCTAATAACGATATTAATTTGAAAGCAGATCGTAATATTAATATAGAAGCCGGAAGTGCAATTAATATGAAGTCAGGCACAAATAGTAACTTTGAAAGCGGTTCTGATATGAATCTCAAAGTAGGTGCAAATGGAAAAATTACAACTGGCGGGACAACAAATATCACAGCAAGTGGAATGTTTGTAACGTCTAACCCAGTGCATTTCAATGGCCCAGCTGCTGCTGGTGCCGCAGCAGCATCTCCCCCTACTAGAGTGCCAGAAGGTGGAGGTTGGACTGGAAGCGAAAATAGGAATCCTGCTGCACATACTCCAGAAAAAACAGAAAATGCAGAAGGCACTAGTGCTCCACCAGTAACCGGTGACGGAACCACAGCAGAGCAAACCCCAGAAGGTGCAGGAGAAGTTACACCAAACGATACATTTGAACAATGTCCACCTCAAGAGACAAATGATGGTAGTGCTCCTGCTGCTAGTACAGATACTCCTACAGACACGCAAACACAAGAACTTCTGGCAACACCTTCTTCAGAACTTGAGAGTGAAATTGTCGATCCTGCGGTAAGATCAGGAAGGCCTTTTAATGATAGAGAAAGAACTGCCGCAGCAATACTACAAACAAGAGGAGCCGATGCAGTAGCAGTTCCCGGAGGTGCAGCCGAACAGCAAAAGTTTATCGATGAAGTACTACGAGTTAGGAATCTTGGCGCAACAAAAAATCCTAGTAGAGCTGAATTAACAAGGGAATAAATACGGTATGAGCACACTAGAGAAAAAACTTTACAAAGAAATTACTGTACGTCCAAATGTAAGAACTGATTATGGAATTGGATCAAAAACGTATAGAGGCTTTAGCACAGTTAACAATGATGCAACAAGTTTTGTACTCTATGATCAAGAGCTTATAAAACAGGATATAATTAATAATTTCCATATACGACAAGGTGAATTATTAAGTAATCCTGAATTTGGCACTATTATCTGGGACGTAATTTTCGAACCTCTTACTGATCAATTGAAAAATGCAATTGTTGAAAACACAACTCAAATTGTAAACAGTGATCCTAGAGTAAGCGTGGACAGTGTTATAGTTGATCAGTACGAAAGTGGTATATTAATAGATGTTACTCTTGTGTTCCTTCCATATAATATTGCAGAAAGTATGCGTCTTACCTTTGATGAAAACAACGGTTTTGTAACCGGGTAATTAAATACGCACTTATCTAATTTCAATAAATACTGTATATAACGAAGGAAGCAAAATATGTCATCTACAGATAGACAAAACAGACTGCTAGTTGCAGAAGATTGGAAGCGTATATATCAATCATATCGCAACGCAGATTTTAAATCATATGACTTTGACAATTTACGTCGAACAATGATCAACTATCTACGTCAAAACTATCCAGAAGATTTTAACGATTATATTGAAAGTTCAGAATATCTTGCACTGATTGATCTTATTGCATTTTTGGGTCAAAATTTTGCTTTCCGTAATGACCTTAATGCAAGAGAAAATTTTCTAGAATTAGCAGAACGCAGAGAGAGTGTACTGCGTCTAGCACGTTTGCTTTCTTATAATCCTAAACGCAATCAAGCAGCAAACGGTTTACTTAAAATTGAAAGTGTACAAACGTCTGAAGAATTGCGCGATAGTAACAATGTTAATCTAGCCAATCAAACTATTCTTTGGAATGATCCTGCAAATACCAATTGGTATGAACAGTTTATTAAAGTTATGAACGCTGCATTGCCTGTTAATAATGCTTTTGGAAGACCGGTTAAGTCTGATAATGTAAACGGCGTACCTACACAACAGTATAGATTTAACAGCACAAATGCTGACACTCCAGTTTATGGATTCAGTAAAACAATCGACGGAGTAAGTGCTAGGTTTGAAATTGTAAGCACAGATGTAGTTGATGGTTCTATTATAGAAGAACCACCGTTTCCTGGTAATAATTTTGCATTTCTTTACAGAGACGACGGTAGAGGGTTTGCTAGTTCTAATTCAGGATTTTTTTGTCACTTTAGACAAGGTACATTAGATCAAGGCACATTCAACGTACAATCTCCAAGCACTAATCAAGTAGTAGCTATTGATGCAGTCAATGTAAACAATACAGATGTTTGGTTATACAAGCTTGATAGTTTCGGAGCGGAAGAAGAACTTTGGACAAGGGTTGATGCTGTTGAAGGTAACAACGTAATTTATAATAGTTTAAGTAAAAGCATTCGTAATATCTATAGTATTTTGACCAGAGCCAATGACAGAATCAGTTTAATATTTAGTGACGGAACATTTGGCAATTTGCCACAAGGGCAATTCCGTATATACTATAGGACTAGTAAGAATCAGAGACTTGTGATTGACCCTGCAGACATGAGAGGATTATCTATACGTATTCCTTACTTGAGTAAAACAGGCAAACAGGAAAATCTTAACATAGTTTTTTCTTTGCGATACACAGTAGACAATGCTTCTGCAAGCGAAACAAACACAAGTATTAAAGCAAATGCACCTGCAACTTATTATACTCAAAATAGAATGGTTACAGCAGAAGACTATCAAATTGGGCCGTTGGCTGTAAGCCAAGAAATTGTAAAAGCCAAAAGTGTGAATAGACTAGCAAGCGGAATCAGTAGGTATTTTGATTTAAAAGATGCTACTGGAAAATATTCCGAAACTAATTTGTTTGCAAAAGACGGTGTTGTTTACAAAGAATTTTTAAACCCTAAACAGACCTTTAGTTTTGTTACTAGAACAGATGTTGAGGGTGCTATTGTAAATGTTATAGAACCTATACTAGGTGATAGAAAGGTCAAAAACTTTTATCTAAATAGTTTTCCAAAAACACTTGTAGGTGATTTGAACGTAATATGGAATAATCTAACCAGTGATACAAATCAAAGCACAGGTTATTTTACAAATGCAAGCGGCCTACGTGCTGAACTTGGGCAGTTTACTGCTAGCACATTGAAATTAATTAAGCCAGGATCTCTTGTGAAATTTGAGGCTCCAGAAGGTTTTCATTTTATGGCTGATAATCAGCATGGGCTTATGGAAGGCGCTGCTGACCATCCAAACGCTGTTACTTATAAATGGACTAAAGTAGTCAGTGTTATAGAAAACGGAACAACAACGCAAGACGACGGCACCGGGCCTGTATTATTTAATGACGTAATACCTAGTGGAGCTAGACTTGTGCAAATTGTGCCCAGACTAGCCACTGCACTACAAAGCCAGGTAAAGACACAAATTATTGATCAAACATTTGCTTATAGAACATTTGCTTTACGTTTTGATACTAATATAGGCGAATGGCGAGTAATCACAAATAATAATTTGAATGTTAGTAATGATTTTAGTATTGGTAAGGCAGGTGACAACACAAATCAGCAGCTTGATGCTAGTTGGCTTTTATTGTTTGAAACAGATGGGGACAAATATACTATTACATATAGGGCTAGTAGATATGTTTTCGAAAGCGACGACGAAGTGCGTTTTTATTACGATAGTTCTGATAAAATCTACAATAGTTCAACTGGTGAGATTATAAAAGATAGAATAAGTGTGTTAGAAATCAACACACAGCCAGATACTACACAAAGCTTTACAGTCAATTACGATTGGGAAGTCGTTGAAGAATATAGAGATGCAGAAGGATACGTAAACAGTAAAAAAATACAGGTTAGTTTTTTTGATAGCGATGACGACGGCGTTGTAGATGACCCGGATATTTTTGATGTAATTGTAGATGAAGCAACGAATACCACTTCGAAATATATTTTCCTGCAAAAAAATACCACCAGCGATGGTGTGGAAGATTTTAATTACGTCGAACAAAGCGATTTAGATGTAATTGTATTAGCAAGTAAAAATAATATAGGCGCTTTGAGTCAGTATGAAGAAAGTCAAATTTTTTATTATATTGATCAAGATATATTTGAAGTTTTAAACAAATCTGCAGGAACATTATCGATTACACAAGAATATAAAGCTAGAGTCGGAAGAGACGACTTAAAATTTCAATACATACATGCAGCAGATGCTAGCACCAGAATTGACCCTAGTGTAAGCAATATCATAGACACATATCTGCTCACAAGAAGTTATGATACACAATTTAGACAGTATCTAGAAGGCACTACATCAGATCTTCCTTTACCGCCAAGTTCAGATGAGTTATTTTTAAACTATGGCGAGAATATTAACAAGATAAAATCATTAAGCGACGAAGTAATTTATCATCCAGTTAAGTACAAAATACTTTTTGGCGATAAGGCAACTACAGATTTGCAAGCAAAGTTTAAGATTGTAAAAAATTCAGATATTGTGTTAAATGACAACGATGTAAAAAGTCGTGTTATTGCAGCGATAAACCAATTTTTCGCACTAGAAAACTGGGAATTTGGGGAAACGTTTTATTTCTCTGAATTAAGTACATATGTAATGCAACAATTAGCACCAGATCTTGTTACTTTTGTTGTCGTTCCAAATCAAAATACACAAAGTTTTGGAAGTTTGTTTGAAGTAAAATCAGAATCGGACGAAATTTTTATAAGCGGTGCAACTGTTGATGACGTTGATATTATTGATGCAGTCACAGCGTCCAGATTACGAGCAACAGGTGTTGTTATTACATCTACAAGCTCTGCTAATGTAGGAATACAAAGTAGCGGGTTAAATGCAAGTTCCAGCAGTTCAAGTTCGAGTAGTTCAAGCAGTTCGGGATCTAGCAGTTCAGGTGGAGGATATAGTTACTAATGGCATACGATAACGATCAAAACGAGCCAGCTCTTCCAGTAGGAGGAGATAGCAAAAGAAAAAGTGCTAATCATCTACCCCGTTATTATAGAACGCAAACCAATCGTAAATTTTTATCTAGTACAGTAGATCAATTAATACAGCCCGGAGTTGTAGAAAAAATTAACGGATATGTTGGTAGGGAAACAGCTAAAGCATTTACTTCAACTGACAATTATATAGGGGACGTAAGTACAGCAAGACAAAATTACCAATTTGAGCCAGCGTCGGTTATTAAGGATAATTTAAATAATGTAACTTTTTATAAAGACTATAATGACTATGTAAACCAACTTAATAGTTTTAACAAAGGCATTCAAGATCATAGTGTTTTTAATAGTGAAGAATATTATGCATGGAATCCAAATATAGATTGGGATAAATTTTCAAACTTTAGAGAATATTACTGGCTTCCTAATGGACCGCAAAGTATACCTGTACCTGGTAATACTGTTGATGTTGAAAGTAACATAAAGGTGACTATTGGCGACAACGTAGATAATAACACATACATTTTTTCAAATGCAGGCACTGTTAATAATCCTACAATTACTTTGTATAGAGGCCAAACATATCATTTTGAAATCAACACACCTAATTTGCCGTTCACAATTAAAACACAAAGGACTTTAGAAGACGACTTTGCTTTAGACTCAAGCAGTATTTTCGTTTTAGAAGGTGTAAGTATACAAAATCTTGAAAATGGAAAAACTACAGTAAAACTAGGTGAAGATGTACCAGATATAATTTATTATGTCGCAGCAAATGATATTAATGCTGCCGGAACAATTATTGTAAAAGATATCGAAGAAGCAACATTTATTGATGTTGAAAGCGAAATTTTAGGAAAGCGTTATTATAGAACATCTAGTGGAATAGATCTTTCAAATGGAATGAAAATTTATTTTACTGGCGATGTTGAACCGTCTGCATATGCAGAAGGTGCATACTATGTAGAAGGAGTAGGTGACAGCATAAAACTTGTATCTGAAATAACATTAAACACTCCTACATCTTTTACAGACGATATAGTTTTAGAATTTGACGACGAAGAAGTTGGTTTTGATCGATTGCCTTACGGTACAGCAGTCGGTTATCCAGCATCTAAAGATTATTTTGTTATCAACAGATCGTCAGTAGACGGTAATCTTTGGTCTAGATATAATAGATGGTTCCATAGGAGTGTAATCGAAACTTCAGCAGCCGCAAATAGTCAACCAGTGTCCGTAGATCAAAATTCAAGAGCCAAACGTCCTATTATTGAGTTTGACGCTGGCCTAAAACTAGCTAATTTCGGAACCTTTGCAAAACTTGATGTAGATCTAGTTGACGACTATACAGCAGACGTATTTTCTATTATAGAAGGAAGCCAGGGGTATAATATAGACGGTGTTGATGTTGTAGCAGGTATGAGGATACTATTTACAGCAGATACAGATATACTTGTAAAAGGAAGAATATTTGAAGTAGAATTTATAAATTTTGCAAGCGGTGCAACTTCTAATAGACAAATACATTTGAAAGAAGTTTCTGACACAGAACCTTTAGAAAATGAAGTTGTTTTAGTACGCCAAGGAAGTGATTATTCTGGTAGACTTTTCTACTATAATGGCGAAGAATGGAGTCTTGCCCAAAATAAAACAAGTATTAATCAACCTCCATTATTTGATGTATACGACGAAAATAGTACATCCTATGACGATACTACAGTGTATCCTGCTAATAATTTCCAAGGCACTAAAATCTTTAGTTACAAAGAAGGAACAGGTAACGTAGATAATGAACTTGGTATAAGTGTGTCATATAGAAATATAGAAAATGTAGGCGATATTATTTTTGATTTTAATCTGTTACAAGATAGTATGACTTATACATCAGAAAATAATATTCTAACCAAAAACACTAATACAGGTTATGTAAGAAAATATTCTGACAGAACAACTTTTGAAACATTGAACGGATGGGTTTTGTCAGAAACAGATAGTTATCAACCAGTAATACGTCAGTACGTATTTGATAATTCAACAGTTGGATTCGAAGTAGATGTATATGATAATTCTGCAAGTATAGACGACATGTGGATTAGAGTATATCTAAATAATGATCTAAAATTTGAAAACGTAGATTATACATTAAGTACTAATATTCAAGGTAATACGGTTGTAAATTTCATCAATGATTTAACTTTAGGCGATATTATTTGTATTAAGACAAAAAGTGATGCTCTAAAAAATGACAACGGTTTCTATGAGATACCTATTAATCTAGAAAGAAACCCACTCAATGAAAACCTAGTAGATTTTACTCTAGGCGAAGTAAATGATCATGTAAGCACAATTGTTGAATCAACAGATGAATTTTCCGGAATATATCCAGGACCCAGTAATTTAAGAGATCTAGGTCCAATAGCAAAGTACGGTAAAAGATTTGTACAACACAGTGCTCCCTTAAATTTAAGTTTGTATCATCTTTTAACAAAAGATAGTAATGTTGTCAAAGCTATTGATTTTGCAAGAAAAGAATATGCAAAATTTAAAAGACTTTTTATTACTACAGCAAATGAATTAGGTTTTGATGGACCTGTAAAAGATCACGTAGATAAGATACTACAAGAAATAAACAGATCTAAAACAAAAGCTATGCCGTTTTTCTTTTCTGATATGGTTCCACTTGGTGCTACTAGTAAAAATTCATACACTATTGATGATTCTGATTTTACATTCTTTGGATTAAGCGAAACATTTATACTTTCTGAACAAACTCGCAGGGCCGTGCAAGTTTATCAAAATGGTTTACAATTAACTTATGGTAAAGATTATACCTTTAATACCGAAGGATTCTGTGTTATTACAGCAACAAAAGAACTAGACGATTTAATTGAAATATACGAATATGAAACTACAAACGGATCTTTTGTACCACCCACGCCGACAAAATTAGGACTGTATCCTAAATATGAGCCTGTCGTATACACAGATAATACATATCAGACTTTTTATGATGACGAAGGAATACCAATAGACGGATCAGGGCCTAGAAAAGTTATTCAGGGTCACGATGGTAGTTTAACGTTTGCATATAATGATTTTAGAGATGACTTAATTTTAGAGTTAGAAAAGCGAATATATAATAATATCAAAGTAGAATACGATACAACTTTATTTGATATACATGATTTTGTAGGTGGCGAATTTAGAAATACTAAAATCGATAGAAATCATTTAGATAAACCTATGTTAGGCGATTTTGTTGACTGGAGTAACTTTGTAGAAACAGATTACACACTTCATGATTTTTTTGAGCGTACTAATCGATTTACTTTTAATTACAAAAATCTACAATCGCCTAGCAACAAAACACTTCCTGGATTTTGGAGACAAATATATAAGGAAGCTTATGACACCGATCGACCACATACTCATCCGTGGGAGCTGTTAGGCTATACAATTAAACCAACTTGGTGGGAAGAAGTGTATGGACCTGCTCCGTATACTAGAGATAATTTAATTCTATGGCAAGACCTAGAAGGTGGCGTTGTAAGAGAACCTAATAAAAAATTAGCTACACTAGAAAAATACAAGCGACCGAGATTAACTAGTCATATTCCAGTAGATGAATCTGGAAATCTTCTTGCGCCTGTTGATAGCGGGTATATTAGAAATTATACAACTCAAAATATAGATGATAGTTTTGTATTTGGAGACGGTGCACCTGTTGAAAGTGCCTGGCGTAAGAGTTCAGAGTACCCTTTTAGTTTAATAAAGTCTATAGTCATTAATAAACCTAGCAAAGCGTTTGCTACAGCATTTGATAGAATTAGACAGGTAAGAAATATTGCAGGACAGTTAGTATACAGCACCACTAGCCAAAGACTAAAACTTTCTGACATTATATTTCCTAACACTGCTGAAGAAGAAATACAGATTTATACAGCTGGACTTGTCAATTATGTCAGCAATTACATGACTGCAGATGTATTAAGATCATATGAGCTTTATAAAACTAATATTGCGTCTATTACAAACCAATTAGGTTTTAAAATTGCAGGTTTTACAGACAAAGACAAGTTTAGATTAGTTCTTGACAGTAGAACACCCACAAACGAAGGAAACGTTTTTATTCCTGACGAAAATTATCAAATATTCTTAAACACCAGCAGTCCGATTGAGACTATATCTTACAGTGGTGTTATCATAGAACGCAGAGATGACGGTTATGTGATCAAAGGGTACGACAGACAGAATACAGTTTTTAAATATCATAGAGCAGTAAGTTCACAGAATGATCCTAGTATTAATATAGGCGGAGTAAGTGAACCATTCTTGATTTGGGATTCTGGAAAACAATACATTCCTGGTACAAATGTCGAATTTGAAGGATCCTACTATAGGGTAAAGACTGCACACACAAGCACTGATGACTTCGACACGGAAAATTTTGCAAAGCTTCCGTTTCTTCCATTAATTGGAGGCAGAAATGCATTTATTAGAAAGCAATTTATTGAAACATTTGAAGAAGAATTAAAATATGGGACAATACTTCCTACAATACAAGATGTAGTTGATTTTCTATTAGGATACGGCGATTGGTTAGAATCAAAAGGATTTGTATTTGATTATTTCGAAAGTGATTCAGGTAATGTTATAAACTGGAGACACAGTGTAAACGAATTTTTATTCTGGACAACACAAAATTGGGCAGTTGGTAGTGTTATTGCATTAAGTCCTACTGCTACAAGATTAAAATTCAATTCTATTAATAGTACAGTAGACAATATTTTCGATAGCTTTTATGGATATACTCTTTTAAAATCAGACGGTAACAAGCTAGTAGAAGAATTTAGCAGCCTAGGAAGAGAACCAAACGAATTTATAATACAGCCTAAAAATACTGAAGATGGAATTTTTGCAGTAAGACTTCCGCTAGTGCAAAAAGAACACGTTTGTTTAATCGATAACAGAACTGTGTTCGGCGATGTAATTTATGATCTACAGCCTGGGTATCGTCAGGAAAGGATAAAAGTCCTAGGGTATCGCACAGATGGTTGGGACGGAAGTTTAAACATTCCAGGATTCATATATGATAACTTAATCATAGAAGAATGGGAAGCATGGAAAGATTATACCATAGGTGATGTTGTAAAATACAAAGAGTTTTACTACGCTGCAAGTAACAAAATTCCAGGCGAAGCAACATTTACAAGTTCTAATTGGAATAGATTAACAGAGAAGCCAGAGCCTGGCTTGTATGCAAACTTTGAATACAAAACCAACCAATTTGCAGATTTTTATGATTTAGATAGCGATAACTTTGATACCGAACAACAAAGATTAGCACAACATCTAATAGGATATCAAAAACGTCAATATCTAGAAAATATTGTTAATGACAGTGTAAGTCAATATAAATTTTACCAAGGATTTATACAGGACAAAGGAACACAAAATGCATTAACAAAACTGTTTGATGCTTTAAGTTCAGACGACAAAGACAGTTTAGAGTTCTATGAAGAGTGGGCAATTAAAGACGGGCAATACGGTGCTTCAGAAGGCTTTGAAGAAATTGAATATAAATTAGACGAATCAAAATTTAGATTAACTCCGCAGCCTATAGAATTAGTAAATTCTATCACAGGTAACGAAACTGATTTAATCTATAGAATATTACCGTTTGAAACATATGTAAAAAACAGTGATTATAATCATAGTGCTGCATTTCCGGGCAAAACTATTCTAGATACATATATCAAAAATGCTGGGTATGTGAATCAAGAAGATGTGCAAGGTATTACAACAACATACGAAGATATAACAAATTTCTTTTACACGCAAATTGATAAAGGCAGTTATATATGGGTAGGTAATGAAAATAGAACATGGAATGTATACAAACATGTTGATACACCTTACACAATCGAAAGTATAGAATCAGGTGATAGCCAATTTACTATCACTGTAGATGCAACACCTACAGATATTTCTGCTGGTGATGTTGTTGGATTAGGAGACCTATACAAATATAACGCTGTAGGTTCTGCAGATAGCAGTCAAACCACTAGCTATGAGAAATACGACCTAGAAGGATTTTTTGTAGTTTCTTCTATCACAAATAATAATATAGTATTAGCATCCGATCAAACTATTGAAACTATTGAAAGCGTAAGAGGCTCACTAACAAAGTTTTTAGCAGTACGTGCAGAAGATGCAATTGCTGCAAATACTATTTTGCAAAAAGGTGTTGCAAATAATGATTTGATTTGGATCGACGATAATGGATCAGAATTTTGGAATGTATTAAAGAATAATCAATCCTTTACAGAACTTCAAAGCTTATCAAATGCTTCCACCGGCACTGATCATAATTATGGATCCAGTTTGTCCGCAGATGATAGAAATACAACTTTACTAGTTGGTGCACCAGATTATGAAAATGGCAGAGTTTTTGTTTATAGTAGACCTGCAAATAGTGTAAATTTTGTTCAAACACAAATTATTGAGCCAGTTGGCTTTGGAGACGACAAAGAACGATTTGGATCTAGTGTTGCTGTTACTCCTGATGGCGAGTATGCAATTATTGGATCTCCAAATGCTTCAAATATTAAAACAAAATATGCAGGAGCATTTGTTGAAACCACAGATTACGGAAAAGGATCTATAGTTTTAAAAGATCAAAGTCTATGGCAGTCGCTAGTTGATATTGAAGGACAAGAAGATAATATTATATTTGACAGTTTCGGAAGCACTACCCAGGCTATAGAAACACTAGGCATAGAAACAGATTCGACCCTACAAAGTCCTGTGCTTCTTGCAGGAAATTATGCAGTCAATAGATTAACCGGAAATTATGCTTTTCCTGATGTTAGTGTAAGTCATGTGCTTGTAAGAGTACCACTAGATATATATGAAGGATCTGGAGAAGATGACGAAATAAAACTTGGATGGAATAAGAGAACATATAGTAATCAAAGCCAGTCTGTACTAGCTGACAGAGAACCTTTCAACGGCGACTATCCTTTGATCACAGGTGAATATCTCGAGTCAGATAGAACTATTAAACATAAAGTTGATGTTGTACTTTATATTGAATCTGCTACTAACGTTCCAGAAGTCAACGACACCTTGCAAACAGAAACAGGTAGTGGCACAGTTGCATATGTATTTAATGATGCAGCAGAAACTGTAATTTATCTAAAAAACGCAAACGGTACATTTAACGATGAAGATAGTTTGTTTAGAGACGACGGAGACTTCATTGGAAATTATGAAAAACAAGGTCCCGTAGATAATGTAGATACATCGGAGGTATGGGGCGGTTATTGGTTTATACAAACAGGATCTTATACTCCGACACTACAAACTAATGTTGCAGACGAAGGTAAAGGTCTAGTATTTTATGATGTAATAAGTGATAGTAGTTCTACAGGTAGATTTTATTTTAATAGTTTAGATTTTGTTGCAGGAGTCACAAACAGTCAAAACACTATAGGAAGCTACATAGAAGTATTAAGCTTTACAGGGTCGCCGGGTCCCGGTGGTGTAACAGGTGATTTCTTATCTGATAAATTTGTAGTAAGAGCCCCCAAGCAAATCACAGATGCATACAGTGCAGGACAAGAAATAGATTTATATGTAAACCAAATACCTAGATATGACGTAGGCATAGTAAAAGACCTTGCAGATATTAACCTAACAACAGAAATTACAAACAAAACACACACTATATATGATATTTGGGACGGATACATAAACTTTAATCTAACAAAATTTGATGCTGGCGACAATCCATTTGAGCCTAAAGTTGGTCTAATAGTAAGAGATAGAACACGAGAAGGCGAAGCAGAAGTTGCATATGTACAAAGAAACGGACTTAATGTAACTATATTTGTAAAAAATGTTACAGGTGTGTGGTCAGTAGGCGACGACTTTGGACAAAATGCTGAAATTGAATTTGTAGGTGTGCCTTCAGATCCCGATGTAATATATCAAGTTGATCGTATTATGGGCCAAGTGCAGTTTACAGGCCTAGGATATGATCCAGCTAATATAGGCGGCTTGCTAGTACTAGAAGCTCCTAGTGAGATTGATGTTCCCAGTGTTCCCGTATTAACTGACGTAGAGTGTTGGTTTTACAACGAAAGTGATATTTTAGGTATTCCTAGACCAGCAAACGCACCGAGTCCGGTTAATAATGAATGGACACAGATATATAAGATACCTGCTGATTCTACAGGAACACCAAGTGGACTAACTAACGAAGGAATCTATTCACTTTATCAAAGATCGAGACCCGGCAATTATGCCCTTGTTGGATCCTATACAGTTCCAGAAAGGCAAGCAAATTTCTTTTTAGGCAGTCAAATAAAAATTACAAAATTTGATGATCTTTATCGAGCATTTATTCATGCTAGAGGCGAACAGACTGAATCCTCACCTGGTAGGATTTATCTACTCAAAGACGGAGAAGAAAACGGTAATAGTTACAATTGGGAATATGCAAAAAATAAAAAATTCAAAGGTGCGTTTAACGAAAGTTTAAATTATTTTACAGGCGACATAGTATACCTGTCTGACCCAGACGGAACTTTATATACAGCGAAAACTAATATTGCTGCTGGATCATTTGATGCCAGAGATTGGACATCTACTGATGATGTAGTAGATTATGTAGGCTATATTCCTAACAACACTGGATTAAGTGTAGTAAATGACAGCACAGTATTGCCTATAGTATTAGATCAAAGCAGTATGTATGATTTCGGAGCAGACTTCGATATCAGCAAAAATGGCGATGTTTTAATTGTGTCTGCTTTGTATAATAACGATGAAGCAAATAGGGTAGTTATTTATAGATCAAACAATGGATTCTTCGAAAGACGTCAAGAAATATTAGCCCCTACCAATACAAGTGGATTTGGACAAAGTATTTCAATAAGTGACGATGGTATGCTAGTTGCCATAGGTGAACCATATGATGATGATGTACGATTAGATCAAGGTGTTGTTTACATTTACAAACAGGTAAACGGAGAGTTCACCCTACATCAAACATTGAATAGTCCAAACAATGAACGTGCAGAATTGTTTGGATGGAATTTAGAATTTGATGGTAGATCTCTAGCAATCACTGCCAGGAATGCAGATAGTTATGTATCTACTACAATAGATGCTGATGAAACAACATTTGATCAAAGTTTTACAAGTTTTAAAACAGTGAACGATGACAGTGGTGTTGTTTACTTGTATGAAAATTATAATAATAATATGATTTTTGGACAGATAATTCAATCAGCTGATGCAAATATAAATTATTTTGGTAGGAATCTTTTTGTAAAAAATAATCATGTATACGTAGGGCTTCCAGCATTAACTAAAAATAGTTTGCAAGGAAGAGTGTTAGATTATCGCAGACCAGAAAATACAAAAATTTGGTCAATACATAGGTCTGCAAAAGAAAGTGTAGATATTTCAAAAATTAAAAAGGTATTTTTGTATAATACTGTTCAGAAAGAATTGCTTACATATCTTGATTATATAGATCCTTTACAAGGAAAAGTGTCTGGTGAAGCAGAACAAGATATAAGATTCAAGACATACTATGATCCTGCTACATATACAAATACAGACAATGCAACCAGCCGTAGGATTGTTGTTGATGCCACAAACGGATGGGGCAAAGAACATGTTGGAGAAGTGTGGTGGGATTTAAGCACTGCAAAGTTTTATAATCCATATCAAGACAGTGTGATTTATAGTACACAAAACTGGAACCAAGTCTTTATCGGAAATAGTATAGATGTGTACGAATGGGTAGAAAGTGATGTAATACCAAGTGTCTGGGACGAACGTGCTGATACAAACACTTATTTTCCAAGAGGATACAGCGGAACTAGTCTTTATGGCGACAGTGTTTATTCAACAAAATCCGTATATGATAGCGTAGCACAGATTTTTAAGAGAAAATACTATTTCTGGGTGAAAGACAAAAAAATAGTACCAAATGTCGAATTCAGGAATATAAAACTTACTGACATCAAGAGTTATATTGAAGATCCGCAAGCAGCCGGTTTAAGATTCATGGCATTTATAAGTCCTACACAGTTTGTATTGTTCAACTGTGAAGACTTAATTAAAGATCAAGACGTTGCGTTAAGTGTTCAATATTGGACTATAGAAAATCAAACACAAAATATACATAATCAATATCAAATTATTTCAGATGGATTAGAAACTAGTCTACCTAAAGCAGATATCATACGTAAGTGGTATGATAGTTTAGTTGGTTACGATGAACAAAAACGCACAGTTCCAGACCCTGCTTTGAGTGCAAAATACAAATATGGTATTTTAAATAATCCTAGACAGGGATGGTTTGTAAATAGAATTGAAGCACTTAAACAGGTAATTGAAAGAACCAACAGAGTACTTGCACAAAATCTTATTATAGACGACAAAGATATTAGTGAATTGTTTACGAACGAACAAGCACCTAGTGTTGCATCAAGACTATATGATACAAGTGTAGACACGCTAGCTGATCTTGAATTCATCGGCGTAGCAAGAGCAACTAGAGCAAGCCTAACTCCTGTTATTGCTAATGGAAAAATTACAAGAGTAATCATAGATAATCCGGGTAGAGGATATCGTGTAGCGCCTACAGTTACAATAAGCGGAAACGGTGAAGATGCAGAAATTGAACTAGAGATTAACAGTATAGGTCAAATCACAAGTGCTGTAGTAATAAACCAAGGCAATAATTATGATAGTAGTACGCTTATCACTGTAAGAAGATTTACAGTATTAGTAGAAAGTGATGATACTATACAAGGCAAATGGGCACTCTACGAAAGGATACAAGAATCTAGCACGTGGAATAGGATTAAGAGTCAGTCTTTTGACACTAGACTTTTCTGGGACTACATAGATTGGTACGATGAAGGATATAACGCCCTTACTGATATAGATTATTTGATTGACAGTTCATACGAGTTAACAAGTCTTGACAATAATATTGGCGATGTAGTAAAAATTTCTACAATAGGAAATGGCGGCTGGTTACTATTAGAAAAAATCGATAACCAAGATACAGCCGACTATACAATAAATTACAAGACCATTGGCCGAGAAAATGGCACAATAGAGTTCAAAGACAGCTTATACGACTTTGCTGAATCAAGTGTAGGTTTTGATACAATAAGTTTTGATACTAAAATTTATGATAGTGAACCAGTAGATGAGCTACGTATTATCCTCAATACTATAAAAGATGACCTTTTGGTTGATGAATTACAAATTGAATTCAATCAACTATTCTTTGCAAGTTTAAGATATGTAATGAGTGAACAGCCTTATGTAGATTGGATGTTCAAAACAAGTTTTATAAAAGCAAAACATAATGTTGGATCTTTGAGAAAAGATATTACATTCAATAATGACAACTTACCTAGTTATGAGGCTTATGTAAAGGAAGTCAAACCTTTTGCAACAAAAATAAGAGAATATTTAAGTGCATATGAAGGTTTAGATAATACACAGACACTAGTTACTGATTTTGACTTACCTCCGGTATACAAGGATGCATATAAAACTATACTACCTGAAGCAATAAAAGTAGTAGACAATGCTCTTATAGGTGTTGACGCAGATATCGAAACATATCCAAATAAGAATTGGCTAGATAACGCTACATATAAGGTTGTAAGTGTCGATGTAGTAGAAGCCGGCACAGGTTATACAAGTCCTCCAGAACTTATAGTAGAGGGTGGCGGCGGAACCGGTGCAGTACTTCAGGCATATTTAGGAAGAAACGGCAGGATCACTGATGTCAAGGTAATCAATCAAGGTAGCGGATACTATAGTTCTCCTACAATAACTGTTAATGGCAATTTACTAGATACAGGAACACCTGCAAAATTTTCCGTTAACATCGGAGACAGTCCTGTAAGAAATATTCACACTGTAGTAAAATTTGATAGAACCACAGGAACCTACTTACATACAGTTTTGTCTCAAACAGAAACTTTTATAGGCACAGGAAGCAAATTTGAATATCTTTTGAAATGGCCAATGGATTTACTTACTTCTAATGTTACGGTGATTGTCGACGGAATTGAACTTTTAGAAAGTGAATATTCTTATACAAATATTCTAGATGTGTCAAAAGGCTACGATAGATATTTTGGGCAAATAACTTTTACTGAAGCTCCAGAAGAAGCAAAGGTAATTTCAATTAGTTATAAAAAATCTATAGACTTGCTACAAGCACAGGACAGAATTAATCAAATTTATAGTGCAAACCCTGGGCAGATAGGAAAAGACCTATCGCAGCTAATGGATGGCATAGATTACGGTGGTGTAGAAGTAAAGAGTTTTGGATTCCAAGGAGCCGGAGGATGGGACGACGGTGATTGGTACTCTGATACTTGGGATACAACCTATGATACAACATTTGAAGATGAAATTTTTGAGTTTGACGGATCTACTATAGAAATTACATTAAGCAGGCCACTAGAGTCTGGAGTAGTTTACAATATATATTATCAAACCCCTACAGATAGTCAGCCTGTAAGGATTGATGATCCAAACTTTGATGGATCAACTGTTGTAGAAAATCCAAATGCTATAATGCGTTCTTTTGTAGGTGACGGAATCACACAGACGCTGTATCTTGATGATTTAAAACTAGAAACCTATCAAGAAGATGGTTATAATACAGGAGTATCTTTACGAACTGGTGAGGATTATAAACTTATAATAAGAAAGTCTACTAGTGATGGAACTTTTGATATTGACCCAGAGGGATACGATACTATACTTTCAGGCGGAAACTTAAATTATTCAACTGCTACAGGATTATTAGCAGAAGATATTACTGTTGATGGTGATGGATTTGTTACGCCTACAACATCTAAAGGACCTGAAGAACTTATACCCGGACAGATTCTTGACACAGTTGATATTCAAGTATATGAAAGACCAAAAGGCGGTTCTAGCCCTATAACTTCTAGGGTTTATATCGGAGATGGATCTACTAAAATTTTCGATATAGGTTCTTCTCCTATATTCGAAGAAAGCGTATTTGTAAAAGTTGGGTTTGAAATAAAATCTACTGATGATTATACAATAGATTACACTGCGAATACAGTAATGTTTGCAACAGCACCGAATGCAAATGAAAAAATTAGTATTGTAACTTTAGGAGTAAGCGGTACAAATATATTGGACATAGATCAATTTACAGCAGACGGTAGTACAGCAGAGTTTTTAACAAATGTTAGATGGAGTGATAAGTTATCATACTATGCAACACTAGATGGGCAGAAGTTAGCAAATGTTATATTTAGGTCAGACGAAACATATGAAGCACCTGATAATGCTGTGATAAAATTCCCTTCACCTCCAGCAGCCGGAAGTATCATACGTTTTGCATTCTTTGAAAATACAACAGTAACCGTTACAGAGCAGGACGGAACAGTATCTTTTAATGACACTATACCAAATTACAGTGAAGTTACTATTGACCACTTTGTTGCTGATGGAAGCACAGTAAGTTATGAACTGTCTCAAACACCGTTCTCTCAAGAATTGCATGCTTGGTTTACTATTGTAAAAATTAATAATAAGATTCTAAATGCAGGATATAATAAAAGATTTACAGTTTCACAGGGTACATTAGAATATAAATTAGATGAATGGCAAAAACCTGCCGGAACTGTACAAAGCAGCCAACTTAAAGTGTATCTAAATAATGTTGAGCTAGAGTACATTGAACAATGGGTATATGTAGGTAACCCGAGCACAGTAAGTCAAGACGGAAGCATTGTTAGACTAAATGCAGGATTGAATATTCAGGATGGAGACATTTTAGATGTGTATGTTTTAAATGACGGCGAATATGCATTTGGTACTTTTGACGAAAATCAACAATACACTCCTACACCAGGCGTATTGCAGTTAGACAGTGCCTATAACGAAGGTGATACAATTACAGTGTATCAATTTAGCAATCATGATAGTCAAGGATTTGAAAGACAGCAATTTGATGTAGTTGATAGATTTAATATTACTAACTTTGACGATGGTAGCAGTATTCCTGTGGACGACGCAACTTATCCTGAAGATTGGTATAAAATTCAACATTTAAGAAACGGGCTTATAGAATTAAGAGACGAAGCAGTTGATGCACAATATGTTTGGGTGTCAATAAACGGGGATCTACTTACACCGAACATACACTACTACGTAACAGAAAATAAACGCTATGTCAAAATTATTGCAGATATCGCAGAAAATGATACCATAGATATTATACAATTTTCTAACCCAATCACAAAAAATAGATTAGGTTGGAGACAATTCAAAGATATGCTAAACCGTACTCACTACAAGCGTTTGGACGGTACAGCAAATATTGTGCTAGCTCAAGATCTAAATTGGTACGACAATGAAATTGTTTTGACTAATGCAGATAGTTTAGTTGAACCGCAGCCTGAAACAAAAACACCTAGTGTAATTTTCATAGAAGGCGAAAGAATAGAATATTTTATAAAAGATGGAAATGTCCTCAAACAATTGCGTAGAGGAACGCTGGGCACAGGTGTTAAAAATACGTATGATGCAGGTACCGAATTATACAATCAAAGTCAAGACGCAACTATGCCGTATAAAGACGAAACAATTACACTAATACTAACAGCAGATGGCACTAGTACTACATATGAATTAGATTTTGATGCGCAGGTTCTTTCAGATAGATACGAACAAGTTACTAACAGATCGATAGAACAGTCAGAATTTATGGAAGTATTTGTAGCAGGCAGGCGTTTACGTAAAAATGCTATTAGTTCATATATACAACCAATTGCCAATGGCGACGAAATAGAACCAACATATCAAGATTCTCCAGAAGGCGATGAAATACTTGAAGCTGAATTTACAGTCGAAGGAAACGTGCTAACCTTATTGGAAGCACCTACTGAAAACCAAAAAATAATTATTGTACGTAGACAAGGAAAGCTATGGACAGATCCAGGAACTGCTCTTGCAGATTCTGATTCAGATATTGCAAGATTCTTGCGTGCCAAGTCTCCGGACTTACCGCGATAAATACATTAGCAGGATAAAAAAATGACAGACAAATTAAACGAAAAAAGCGGAATACTACTACAAGGTCATATCAAAATTCATGAACCTGAAACTGGTAAAGTGCTTATTGATAAAAGAAATGCTATTCATTACGAAAACATGAGTATTTCTTTAGCTGAAAGTGCTGCCAATGCAGGACAAGGTTGGATTTATGAAATGGGGTTTGGTAATGGAGGAACAAGTGTCGATCCGACTGGCATTATTACCTATCTTACTCCAAATAGTACAGGAACAAATGCAAGTTTATATAACGAAACATTTACAAAAGTAGTAGACGATCGGTCAATCAATAATTTAGATCCTGCAAGAAATAAAATAGAAACTAGACATGTAAGCGGCACAAACTATACTGACATTTTAGTCACTTGTTTGTTAGACTATGGCGAACCAAGTGGCCAAGACGCATTTGACACTGCAACAGATACCAACAGCTTGTTCATATTTGACGAGTTAGGGCTCAAAGCCTATTCACCATCAGGCGATGGTAGATTATTGACACACGTTATCTTCCATCCAGTACAAAAGAGTTTGAATAGATTGATTCAAATTGATTATACTGTACGAGTGCAGAGCTTAACAGGGTTCAACGAGGGGTAAGTAAATGGCATATACAATACAGTTTACTGACAGTTCTAACAAAGATCCGATAGTTGTTGAAGACAGCACAATTAATACCGAAACTAGTTTAAGCCTGCCAGGAAGAAATTCTACAGGTTATGGACAAGTCATAGCTGAAGACTTATTGCATTTATTAGAAAATTTTGCATCGCCTACAGAACCTAGTCGACCTGTAGAAGGACAACTTTGGTATAACAATAATAATAATCAATTACTTATATATGATAGCACAAGTTGGATTCCATCGGGCGGATTAAGAAAAAGTGATACGCAGCCTGATCCAACTGAAGCACTAGACGGCGATTTATGGGTAGATACAGACAATCAACAGCTTTATCTGTTTTCAGGATCAAATTGGATACTAGTTGGACCCACTTTTAGTGAAGGACTTTCTACAGGAACGTTTCCTAATACTATAGTAGGACAGGATAATGCAGAATATACAGTTATTGAAGTTCAAGTAAGTGCTCAAGTAGTTGCAATTATAGCATTTGACGAATTTACTCCTAAAGCTACTATATCAGGACTAACCACAATAAAGCCAGGTATTAACCTTGCACAAGGAGGTTTGAACAATCCAAAGTATTATGGGGTAGCAGAAAAAGCAGAAGGCTTAATTGTTAATGATTTAGTTATTCCGGCAGCAAACTTTTTACGAGGTAATGCAGAATCTACTACAACATTTCCTATCAACGTGCAGAATAATGCAGGTATAGCATATGGCATCAATGCAGAAATGAACGTCGGTATTGAAGGACAGGCTGGAGTAATCCAGCATAATATCGAAGGATCTAATGTTGATGTTAGAGTTAGAAATTCTGGTGCTAGTAGAACTGTGTTGAGAGTTGACAGTAATTTGAGAGTAGGTATTAATAATGTTGCTCCTGACGAAGCATTACATGTCACTGGAAATATTTTATCAAGCGGAACTATTAGGACTAATAACACTACAGAAAGCACAAACATCAGCGACGGTGCTCTTATTGTAAAAGGCGGTGCAGGTATAGCAAAGAGTTTGAATGTAGGCGAAAATGCACTTGTGCAAAAAACACTTACATTAGGCAATGTCGATTTGACTGTAGATACAACCGAAAGTGATGTGCTACTGCCGGATAGTAATAATACTAGAGATATTGGCCGTCCTGACCTAAAATTTAGACGCATGCATGCCACTACTTTTATAGGCAATCTCGAGGGTGTAGTAAGTGGCGATGTATCTGGTAAAGCAGGCAGGGCGGACAGATTAACAACAGCCACAACATTCCGTTTAAGTGGCGATGTAGAAACAGTAGAAAATAGTTTTGACGGACAAACTGGAGGCGGCGTAAAGGATTTTAATGTTCAAATTAAAAATAGTCTTATTGCAGGTAAAACACTTGTAACAAATTCTCAAGGTGATGATGAATTTATCCTTAACAGAACAAGCGGTCTTACAGGTTTAAAACGTATTTCAAGAGCCTCTTTATTTGCTGATATTTCCGGACTTACTCCAATAGGAAGTGTAATGCCGTTTGCAGGCACAGCTGAACCAGCAGGTTGGAAGTTTTGTAACGGACAAGAACTATCTCAAGGGTTGTATCAGGGATTATTTGAAATTATTGGGTTTGCATATGGGCCAGAAAATGACCCAGATAATCCGTTAACGACTGGTTTCTTTAGAGTACCTGATTTGAGAGGTAGATTTCCGTTAGGTAACTTGGCAATGGGCGGAAATGCACCTCCGGTAACTTCCCCTGATACACGAGCCAGGGGCACCAATCCACAAACACTAGGAGCATCAGACGGTAGTGACGATGTGACAATAGGTGTTGAAAACTTGCCGGAACACCATCACGATATGAAGGACCCAGACGGCAGGCAGTTTTTTGCGTTACGGGAATCTGTTGGTACAGGAGACAAGCCACCAGGAGTTTCTGATTCAAAATTTGTCGACGGTGCAGACAATTTGTCGGAAAGATTATCTAATTCTGGAAATATCAAGACCAGCTTTACAGATGCAGAGCTAGAAGGCTTTGACGAAGATGGCATTCCAATTACTGGTAATATAAGTTCGGTAGGTAATGCAATAGATGTTCTTAACCCGTATCAAACGATTAATTATATAATTTACACAGGAAGAGTTGGAACATGAGTTATCAGATAAACAAAACAAACGGTGAACTTCTAACCGAATTAGTAGATGGCTCAATTGATACTACTACAACTGATTTGTCCCTTGTAGGCAGGAATTACAAAGGTTACGGAGAAGCGTTTAATGAGAACTTTGTATCCTTATTAGAAAATTTTGCCAGTAGTAGTGCGCCTAGTAATCCTTTAAAAGGACAATTATGGTACGATTTGAGTGATAACAGACTCAAAATCTACGACGGCTCTACATTTAGGACTGCTGGCGGCCCTATTGTAGATCCTGATCAACCCACACAATTTGTAGAGGGCGACTTATGGATGGACAGTCGTAATAACAAGTTGTATATGTGGGACGGGTCTGATCTTACACTCGTAGGTCCAAATTATACTGCTGGGCAAGGAAAAACAACATTTGAAGCAGTGACTATGATCGATACTGCTAATCAATCAAGGACAATACTAGCTTTGTATATAGGCGGCATTTTAGCAGGAATTTTAAGCAGCACAGAATTTACGCCTGCAACGTCCAGTGCCATTGCTCCTTATGCTGTTGGTAGAGCAGTTAAAATAGGATTCAATCCTGTAAATACGGACACTTTCAAATATCAAGGCACAGCCGCTGCGGCCGATTCGTTGATAGACATTTCTGGAAATGAATTTACTAGTGCAGATTTTGTAAGAACAAATGAACGAGACGAATCAGATAATATTGTAGATCAATCTATGCTAGGAGCATTATTTGTTAAAGGCACAAACGGTTTATCAGTAGGAGTTGGCGATACAACATATGGCACGTTCAAAGTACCTTTAACAGAAACTACTACAGTTATTGAAACCCAACAAACAAATGCTGATTTTGCAGTAAGGGTCAAGCAAGGTAGTGATAGTATAGATGCAATCACTGTTGATACAAGTTTAAGTAGAGTTGGTATTTTTAACAATATTCCTAGTTATAATTTAGATGTGACAGGAACAGGACATTTTACTAGCGATGTGACTATTGATGGAAATTTATTAGTCAGAGGTGATACAAGCTACTTTAATGTGTCAACTTTAAGAATAGAAGATCCAAATATAGAATTAGGATTATTAGATGACAGCACAGAAGGTGATGATGCCAATGCAGACGGCGGAGGCATAACTTTAAGATCTACAAACGGGTCTAAAGATATACATTGGATTCAAAGCACAGGGAATTGGACCTCAAATCAAAATTTCGACCTAGGATTAGGTAAAGAGTATAGGATTGATAACACACAAGTATTAAGTAAAACTAAACTTGGAGACACTGTTACAACTGCTAACGGATTAACAAGTTTAGGAACACTAACTGCCTTGAGTGTGACTGGTAACGTTACACTAGGTGGAAATATTATAAACGCAAGTGCAATGGATATAACCACCGGAGGAACAATCACTCTAAATTCTGTTAGGCTTACAGGGTTAGATACTCCTACGGCAACGTCAGATGCAACTACAAAGGCTTATGTTGATAACGAAATTGCAACAATACCTACTAATTTTAGTTTAGATATTACAGCGTTAAGCAATCCAAATACGCCAGGTACAGGTGACGGACCGATTACCGATGTTAAAAATATTTTAGATGACATTTCTCCCGTAACGTCAGTTAATAATGGATCAGTAGCAAAGATTCATTGCGTATCCTATTCAAGTTCTACAGTGGCCGGAATAACAGTCACAGTAGGCACTGATCCCGACACAACAAAAACCTTAACAAAATCATACATAGCAGTTGATAGTGCAGGGACACAGAATGAAAGTGTTGTACAGGATATTGTAGCATCAAATACAGTAAGCGGCACATTTACACCTACTCCTACTAGATATACAATGGTATTTGAGGTACAAGGCGGTATCTGGGTGCATTCATCAACTAATAATTATACTTAATGCGATAAATACACTACGCAAGGGGTTTTACAAATATGGCATACACTATAAACAGATACAATAATGCAACACTTACAGTTGTTGAAGATGGTACAATTGATCAAACTACAGACATAAAACTTGTAGGTAAGAATTATGCAGGATATGGTGAAATACAGAACGAAAATTTTGTATTCCTGTTAGAAAATTTCAGTGGTGCTAATCCGCCTCCAAAAGCAATTAGCGGTCAAGTTTGGTTTGACAGCGGAAATTCAAAACTTAAATTTTACGACGGTAGCCAGTGGCGAACTACAGGTGGCGCAGAAATATCAGCCACACAACCTGCAGGGTTGTCCGAAGGTGACTTTTGGTGGGATACAACCAACCAACAGTTATATGCATATAATGGAACAGATTTTGTACTTGTAGGACCCCAAGATGCTGGAGAAGGCATTACACAAATGCAAAGTCGTAGTGTCCGTGATACACAAGGATTGACAAAGAGTGTAATTGTTGCAACAATTAATGACGAAGAAATATTCGTTGTTAGTGGGGCACAGTTTACTATCGACAATTCAGATGCAGAAAATGCGATTCCTGGATTTGATGTTATAAGACAAGGGGTAACTCTTGTAAACACAATTAATGCCACAGACGGACAAACAAGTAGCGCACATAGATTCTGGGGCACAGCATCAAATGCTTTAAAACTTAACGGTTTAGATGCAAGTAGTTACGTTACAACAGGAAGCGGATCTGCCGATTTTTCAGAAATAGTTAATGTTCAAACCGATTCCGGAGTTGCAATAGGTGTAGGGCTCGATTTGAAATTATTTATCGAAAACGATAACCAAGGTGTAATTGCTAATGATGTAGGAAGTGTCTTAAAGTTTCGTGCAAAGCAAACTGGTGTAAATCAAAATATTATTCAATTACAACCAGGCAGCATCCTACCAGGACGCAACAATGCAGATACAGGCGTTAACAGCGTAACAATAGGCGCTAGTGGAAGTGAATTTACTAATGTCCATGCAACTACATTTACAGGAACTGCAACACAAGCAGATACACTTGTAGTAGGAGGAAGTGCAAGATCTGGAAATGTTGGATCAGCAGGCACTGCTACACCAAATACTGTTGCAGTAAGAGATGCCAGCGGCAATCTTAATGCTGTTCTTTTCCAAGGCACTGCAACTAGTGCAAGATATGCTGACCTTGCAGAAAAATACACAACAAAAGAAGACCTATCAGTAGGTACAGCAGTTGCAGTTTGCGATCACGAAGATCACGAAGTTGAACCTGCTAGCGCAAGCCAAATGTGTGTTGGTGTTGTTTCTGCAGAACCTGCATACTTAATGAATAGCGACGCAAACGGTCAGGCAATTGGTCTAAAAGGTCGTGTACCTGTAAGAGTAAAAGGTCCTGTTCAAAAGGGACAAGCAATTTATGCTTGGAATGATGGTGTGTGTACTACAATAGAAACAAGTGGATTAGTTGGTATAGCATTAGAGTCTAACACTGACGAATCAGAAAAATTAATAGAGTGTGTTTTAAAAGTATAAATATGCTAATAACATTGTACTTTATACTAGGATAAAAAAATATGGCAAAATCAGCTGGTGATATAATTACAGAATTAGATTATAATACACTACAGAGTGATATAGAAGTGATTATGGGAACCCCCGCTGGAACAACCGACACAACTGCTACAGGGTATAATCAATCATTATCAAGCTCGCAAGTAAGTGTAGGTAATACAGTGACAGAAGCACAGTGGGATAATTTAAGAACTGATATCACTAAAGCATATGTACATCAATTTGGATCTGAAAATCCTCCAACTATTACAAATGTTACTACTTCTACAGTAGTTGGCGCGGCTGAATACAACCAATACGAAGCTTTGATTACAACGGTTTCGTCTGATCCTAATAGATATACACTTGCAGAAGATCAGTCTACAACAACTACTGCACAAACAGCAACACTTGCTTCTGGGTGGAATGGCACACAAACACATGGTTTTACAGTAACATTTGCGAGTGCCAATGAAAGACGTGCGTTCTTTAATGCAGGCGGAAGTATTAAAATTGATTTATCTTTAGCATACACTGGCAGCGAAGAGAAAACACTCGACTGGCAAGAAATGATGGAAGATTTAGGCACAGTTAATTTTAATGTGAAGGAAACGACCGGAGGCGGCGGTTCTACAGTTGGTAATTATGATACAACAGGAACCTTTCAAACTATTGCTGTAGAAGATGGAACTAATCCGTATTCAGAAAATGATATTGCAGTACAAGTTAGGTCTAATAGTAATACTCAATTAGAATTTAGAATAAGATTAAGAGATGATGACGCAGGTGATAGACCTGATCCCCCTGTGTCTCTTCCGCCCTACGGTCCAGTCGAAGACGAAAATGTAAAAGGTACAACAACTAGTGCAGTTTCGATCAGAAGACCCAGTGGATCTAATGTCGCAGTACCTGCTCCTACGGTTGCAGCGGCAGCAGGAAGTACCTTTACTATAGCATAATCACTTGACAAACTTCAAATCTGTTAGTATAATAATTACTAATAGAGGAGTTTTTTATGGATGAACGTTTAGAAAAAGCATTAGAATTTTCTAATTATATGATTACGCTCAACAATCAGCGTAAACTTATACAAGAAAAGTTTCAAGAACAATCTATACATTATTATAATGGCAGCAAATTTGCTGTTACCCAGGATTTGATTGCGTTTGTGCAAAGTCTTATTTCACTAAATCAAACAAGTACTATTTTAATAGATGATAATGATATTCCTGTTGAAATTGAAGACTTACAACAGTTTGCCACAGACTTGTATAGCACATACTTTGAAGCAGCAAATACATATCTTATAGAATACAATAAAATAAAGCAAAATAGAAGTGTAGAAGGCCTAATTAATTTATGACAAAGGGTGTATTGCTTTTTGCACAAAACAATAGCCATATAGATTATATTAAACAGGCTCAATTTTGTGCTAG